GTCGGGCTAGTATGCCGAAGCAATAAAAAAGGCCCCGAAGGGCCGTATCCAATAACTCCAATATTCCCTAATGGGTTTTGCGAGTTATTGGCTACCAAAAGCAGCTTCAAAAATCGTGGGAAACTGTGCCTCGAAGATACCCCGAATAGCATTCGCTACCATGCGGTGCTCAAGCTGCGTCTCGATACCGCAACGGATAAACAAGTAATGGACCCACGAACGAAGAGTGCCATTCATGTAGAGACGGGTTGGAGTTCCTAGAGGAAGGATTGAGCGAGCACATTCCTTAGCCACGCCTCGACTGAGCATGTACTCGTACAGGTCCAGAGACTCGCTGTAAAGCGCCTGGATCTTCTCCTCCATCCGGTCAGTGAAGGAAGGGTCCAGGTCATCATGACTGGCCTGCTTGTTCTTCAGGTCCTGAGAGCGCAGGTGTGGTACCCCGAAGGTACCAAGCTGGTCGACAGAGCTGTAGCGCTGGGAGAACTCTTGGAAGCAGAAGCTTCGGTGGCGCAGGATCTGAGCTGCTACTGCCCGAGTCGTCTCGACTTCGACCACCATATTGGACATCTCTAGAGGACTCCAGTGCTTGTGCTTCATAAGGTAGCGAAGCAGACGAGGGGCAGTCTTGACATCCTCCTGATTGCTTGGGTTCGAGACACGAGCGCAGTAGGTCACTATAAACTCGGACTCTGCTAGCTCGGTCAGGTCGGAAAGATTATGGTCGCGTTCAGACTCGAAAAGCCGAATAAGATCATCGTCCGCCAGCTTGGAAGTGCTGATAAGACGAGCAGAGTGGATTTCGTGCTGCATCAAAAGAGGTCCTCGGGGGTTTCAACCATCTTATCATACGCCTTGTACCAGGAAGGGTAGCTCAGCTGATGAATCAAGGGCTCACGGTTTGGCCACTCGCCTTTTTCCATGCAATCTGCATAGATCCTGATGGCTGAGTCACATTTCTTAAGACCTTCGGCCATCATCTCCTCGTCAACCTCGAAAAGATCGACTGTATAAGGCGCCTTGCGCTCCACAGCAGCGAACAGGAACCGGAATGGCTTGCCGTAGGCTACTTCGGCTGCCTTGGCATAGAACGCGGCCTGGAAGTCGTACCCAAGCCCCACCACCTTCTTGGTAAATAGCTCAGAGTCAACTGTGTCTGTAGTCTTGAGGTCAAGGACAATTCCCTCGTCAACCAATACGCTGTCTAGACGGGCCTTACAGCGCACTCCCATCCAGTCCCAGTAGATAGAGACTTCATTGCGTTTGATGTACTCTGAATCGGTTCCTGAGTACCACTGAAGGCGTCTTAACGACTCTGCCATTCCCTGCACACTGTTCCAGGGATCATCCTTGCCTCCAGAATTCAGCACCTTCTTGCGACCAACGCTAGCTTTCCACTCTTTCCCTTGCTTGGTGGCCAAAGACAAGCCATCAGGTTTCTTGATGTACGCTCCATTGAAGGCCTCCTCGCCATCCAGGACCAGGCAGTGAGCTGCTGTACCCATCTCCATTGCAGGGGTTGGGATCATCTTGAACTTCAAAGCCGCCTGGTAATGCGCGGGACTGTCTAAGATCTTCTTCAGACTAGATTGATTGACTCCAGCCTCCTTTCGGTAGGCAAAGTCGCTCTGATTGTAGGCGATTTCAGCAGTCACAGGTAGCTAAGCATATTGCTCATTCTATCAGAACGGCAATTCTTCCTGCTCTTCGCCAATCTCGATAACTCTCACATACCAAGTGCTGTGCTCTTTTTTACACTTGGTCCAGCGAACAGATAACTCAGAGATGATACTGATTCGATCATCTTCCCACAGCACCTTGTTAACTGTATCAAAGAAAGCACCGACAACGTTATCGATGTCAGCCCTGCCTTCGCCATGCAGCTCCATTTCAACACGAAGGGGCCCCTGTAAAGGAGGCCCGTCATATTGCTCCTTGACTTTTTCAAGCAGCTCCTTTTGGTTTTTCTTGTAAGCAGCGGGCATAAAAGTACCCTTGGATGTTACCCGAGGGCGAGCCTTGCTAAACAGAGGGTGGAATATCTCCAGTGTAATCATCAACCAGGAATGCCAGTACCGCTATGATGCCAAGGATCCCGAAAGAGACCCCCAGCAGCTGCAGTAGAGGCAAGACTGCAAGACAGATCACTCGCAACCTCCTCCGTCTTCTTTCAAGACGCAAGTGTTTCCATTAGCCTTAACTCCCAGCAGGAAGCCGCGCTTTTCAATTACCTTGACGATCTCTTCAGGATCTGCATCAGCGATGTTCCGATTACGAAGGATTTCGCTGATCTCTTCTTTCGATAACTCGACAGGACCAAGGGAAGGGTCCCACATGTACTCGTCGTCGGAGTCCCAACCCTCAAGAGGCTGGTCGTCAACATCACGACTTGCGCCGTAATAGAAGGGCTCTTCGTAGCCTCGTATCGCATTATCAATCAAGCCTTCTACGATGTCCTCGTAAGTAGCCTCAAAGGGCACTGGTGGCTCCAAAGACTGGATCTCCCTGTCGATGTACCACCTGGCCTTTTTTAGGTCTTCCAGCTGATTCTGCTTGCGGCCTGCGCGACTTATATATTTGCAGGCATTTCCAAGGTTGTAGTTGAGCTCCCAGTCCTCAATAACGTCAATAGGCTCGTAAGAGCGGCCTTCAGCGTAGTGAGCAGGGCTGTTGATTGGGTCGTGGGTCATTTGGAGGAATCCTCAATTTTGATGTTTCGGTTGTCTCGACAGCAGACTGTTTTCTTCCGTCGATCAAGATAGACGGTAATCCCGCCTGATTTCCATTCTATCACTTTGCCTTTGTCCCATCCAGCTCCGCAAAATACCTTAACTCTGGTGCCCTTGCGCATGGACCTCATAGGCAAAGGTTCCTGTTGATACCATTCAGCCGCTTTCAGGGCAGAAGCCTTGTACTTGATTGTTCCATCCTTTAGGACTTGCATCAGTTTGGCTCCCTTGTCTTGCAGGTAAAGTCGTCCTTGGCGAAAATCATGGCGCGATCGGTGTGATTACGCCAGATCTTTTCCGCTTCGCTCCAGTTTACAGGCTTAGTCTTCTCCATGTTTGGCCATAGCAAGACCACAAACTCTCCAGCTCTTTTGTCAGAGCCTTCTTCAGTTTGCTCTTTTGCCCACAGCTCGTGCTCCCTAGCCTGTCTTTTCTGCTTAGCCCTGCGGCTTTTGCCATGTCTAGCCATTAGTTGCTCTCCCTTTCAAGGATGTAATGGGCCGGAAGACTGCCATCGATACCAGCAACAGCTTTTATAACTGTAGGCAAGTGCTTGTCTGAGGAATTCAGCACCCAAAGGTCCTCAACTCCCATTCGGAGCAGACCCTCGGCCACCATGTCGCCAAGAACCTCCTGTACAAGCCACTCCAAGCGGGTCCTACTGTCTTCTAGGTCCAGATCGTCAGACCAGCCAGCAAATAGCTCAGAAGAGCCACAGAGAGGGGTGATAGCTCCTACGGCCTCGTGGGTACGAATTGCTCCTCGGTAAAGCAGTATTGCCCAAACGAACGGGCGAACATCTGCTGTGGTCAGCTCTGGAGTTTCGTCAAACAGCAATCCAAGACTACCTGGTGCGATCTCAGCCTGGTCAATAGTAAAGCCAAAAGTCATGGGGAAACCTCCTTGGTTGATACATCCATTCTAACCATAAAAAAGCCCCCTGTAAAGGGGGGCTAAAATATTCTGCAAAGATCAGAACAAAGGATCCCCGCCACCAGCCGGACTATCCCGGCGATCTTCCATAAAGGTTACCGAGGCATTTTTAATGTCAAGGTAGATCTTCCCGCTGTACTCGCGCTGAACCAATTGGCCGCGCACGCAGACTCGGTCACCTCGCTGTAGGCGGTCTACAACGATGTCAGCCTGTTTACCATTTACCTCGCAGGTGTAGAATTGTCCGATTTTGTCGTCGGGATTCTTGGCATAGTAGTACTCTTGATCGACCATGTTGAACTTGGCGATCTTGCCACCGTTGCCGAATTCACGGACGGTCACAGCTTCAGTACCCTCTTTTGCGGTTACCTTTCCTGCGGTTGTG